ACTGCTAAGGACGCTTACGTTATCAACCACCTTCCTATCATTCCGCCTGCGATGCGTCCGGCTAGGTTCCTCCCCAATGGAGACATCAACGAGGCCGACCTCAATGGGCTCTACAAAGACTTTGGTGCGTTGAATGGGAAGCTCCGGGATGCGGAGCGGCTGAAGAAGTATGGTGGGGACACCGCTATGAAGGAGGCCCGCGCCGGTATGTACGACGGGCTCTCTGCCATCATGGGTATCGGAGGTTCTTGGTCCGACCGTAAGAAGATGGACAAGGGCATCATGCTTCAGTTGCGTGGGCCTGACCCGAAAAAGGGTTTCTTTCAAGGAACGCTGCTAAAGCGCCGGCAGGACATGACGATGCGCGCCACCATCACTCCGGAGCCGGCTCTAGGCTTGGATGAGGTGGGGCTGCCGGAGGAGAAGGCTCTGACGATCTTCCGACCCTTCGTCACCGACAAGCTCGTGAAGATGGGCTACGCGAAGGATGCCCTGGAAGCACGCAGTATGCTGGGGAAGAAGGGGCAGAAGGACAAGGCCGTCTATCGTGCACTGGACCAGGTGATGGAGACGCGTCCCGTCCTTCTCAAGCGCGACCCCGTCTTGCACAAGCATGGTGTGCAGGCCTTCCTAGCCCGACGCGTTCCTGGTAAGGCCATCCAGATCCATCCGCTGGTCACTGGCGGGTACAATGCCGACTTCGACGGGGACACGATGAGTGCCTACGTTCCTGTGGGCCCAGAAGCAGTGGACGAGGCGTTCAGGATGATGCCCTCGAAGAACCTCTTCAATGAGGCGAGTGGCAAGGTCATGTACCAGCCCACGAATGAGTCTAGCCTGGGGCTGTATAAACTGAGCCGAATCACAGGGGACAGCGGCAAGACTTTCAAGACTCCTACGGACTTGTTGAAGGCAGTACAGGCAAACAAGCTATCCATCACTGACACCGCCAAGGTGGGGGGCATGAAGACAACAGCTGGTCGCATCATGCTGGCTAGTGCTCTGCCCGACGGTCTCCACAAGAAGGTGCTCGAGGATCACAAGTTCACTTTCGATAAGAAGGGCGCTGAGGAGGTCTACACAGAGCTCGCTAAGAATCCTGTCTACAGGCCCGACTTCGGGAACTCGGCCAGTAAGCTGATGCGCCTAGGCTACGACGCGTCGTTCGGGGCAGTGAAGATTCAGAACCCTGCGACAATAGGGACTGCGTACGCAGTAGAGAAGGAGGGCGAGGACCCCAAGAAGAACGTTCAATTCCTCCCTATCCCCACCCATTCGCTGAGTCTAGCGGACTTCACCCCCGACAAGGCGGTGCGAGACAGGTTCGTCAACGCTGCTCAACGGAAGGTGGACAAGATCAACCGTACTCCCGGTCTCTCCAAAGTGGACAAAGAACGTAAGGTTATCCACACTTGGTTTGACGCCACCGATCGCATCAATCGGGTGCACGACAAGCGGCAGGAGAAGAACCCGAACAACCTTTTCGTCATGAAGCAGGCAGGAGTGAAGCCCGCACCCGACCAGTACCAGCAGCTACGTCTTGCCCCCATGTTGGTAACGGACTCGCAGAACAGGGTACTTCCTACCCCAATTACCAAGAGCTACTCGGAGGGGCTGGATGTTGGAAGCTATTGGACGCAGATGAGCGGAGCTCGTCGCGGCTCCGTTCTGAAGGTCCAGGAAGTGCGGACGCCGGGATACTTCACTAAGAGGTTAGTAAACACCTCCATGGGGCTCGTTGTAGCAGCCGACGACTGTGGGACCGCCAAAGGGGTAAGTATCTCGGTTGGGTCGAAGGACATCTATGACCGGGAGCTTCAGCAGGACGTCACCATCAAGGGCAAAACGTACGTACGAGGTCAGGTCCTCACTCCTGATGTCATCAGTACAATCCGAGCAGCCGACAAGAATGCGCAGCTTGTGGTTCGTTCGGCCTTGAAGTGCGAGCACGGTCAGGGGCTGTGCCAGAAGTGCGCTGGCATCTCCCCCAATGGTGGCTACTACAACAAGGGGACGAACCTTGGGATTCTAGCGTCCCAGTCGCTGGGAGAGCGTGCTACACAACTTACGCTCAAAGCCTTCCATTCTGGTGGTGTGGCCAAGCGTGGACCCACGATGGTCAACGACATCAAGAGAGTGGTTCAGTTGGCTGAGCTTCCAGGAAAGATCCCCAACGCTGCGCGGCTAGCTACCAAGGGCGGGAAAATCGAGCGTATTGAGCCCGACCCCACTGGCGTGAATATCTGGATCGGTGGTGTGAAGCACCACATTCCCAAGGATCCCTTTGGCAATCCATTGTGGTCGAGTATGCCAGGAATCAAGCCATTGATCCCTGGAACTTCTGCAACCTGGCAGCCTCCTCGAGTTGGGATGATGGTGACTCCGGGTCAAGTGCTGTCGGACCCAACGCGTACTTCCATCAACCCCCACGACCTCTATAAGGCGACGGGGAAGATGGAGGCGGTGCAAAATCAGATGGTCAACGAGCTCCACGAAATCTATGGTCGAGAAGGGGTACGGAGACAGCACGTCGAGACCGTCGTGAAGGCGATGAGCAACCTTACGCGTGTGGTGGACCCCGGTGACTCGGAGCGAGTCGTCAAGGGAGAGTTCCAGTCCACCTCGAAGGTCGGAGCCATGAATAAAGAGCTGGTCAAGAAGGGCAAGAGCCCAGTTCTCCACACTCCGGTACTCAAGGGTATCGACATCATGCCGCTAGCAGTCCAAGAAGATTGGATGGCGAAGCTGAATCACAACAAGATTCGCACTTCCATCATAGAAGGCGCGGCGACCGGAGCCTCATCTGAGCTGCATGGACTTCACCCAATCCCCGGCATTGCATACGGGGCTGAGTTTGGTATGAGCCGAAAGGACGTACGCAAGAAGCCGCATCTGTACGACGTGCCGGAGTTCCATTACTGATGCCGCTGAAGAATGTAAACGACCGGTACTTCGAGCCTCTTGGGCAAGCCAGCCAACGACACGGTGGTTGGTTTCAGTCTGAGGGGGGAAGCGCTGCGTACATTCACGAGGCCAGGATTCTGGATGTGAACTTCGTGAACTGGACGGTAGACGTTCAGACCCAGTTCGACAACAAGAGCTACTTCGACATCCAGGTCGCCTCTCCGTATCTACACCCGAACCACGGAGAGGGCATCTACGCGATGCCCGAGGTGAACGCGAAGTGCCTAGTCTGTATACCGAGCGACGGTCCACCACCATTCGTACTGGCGTTCATCATGCCGGCCGAGGATCAGACAACCGATGCCTACAAGGGCAGCGGGTTCGCTGGTGGTCGTCGAAGAGCGAAGTCTGGGGACATCGCACTTCGGGGTAGGGATGGTCAGTTCATAGTGTTGCATCGTGGTGGAGTTCTGGAGATTGGCGCCACTCCCGTGGCGAAACGGATTTACATACCGCTCCAGAACGTCATCACCGACATCAGCCAGCAGTACGAGCACCACAACACTGGCGGTTCTATCAAGTGGGGCATCGCCTCGAGCAGCACTGACGACAACCCGGAGACGGAGTTCATCCAGACCTTTCGCCTCTACGCCAATGACGAGAAGGCAGATGTGCGCTTGGCGGTAGGGAAGGTGCATCAGCCCACACCAGAACCAGCCGGTGACGCTGGGAGCCTATCCCTCTACAACGAGGTTCTGGATGGGAAGCCCATCGCAGTAGAGATTGCGATTGCCCCAGGAGGCTACGACGCAGGAACTGGTACAGTGGACGCCTCTGCCCAGGCAGGTACTAAGCTGAAGCTGCTCTTCACTCGAGAGGGAGGAGCCTTCCTGCGTGCGGAGGGCAAGGTTGGCATCCGCATCAAGAAGAAGCTTCAGCTGGATCTGGACGACGACATGTCCATTGGCTGCAAGGGAGTGGTCACCATCGCCAGCGAGAAGAAAATAGCGCTACGGGCGAAGAACGGCCTCGATATCTCTGCAGAGAAGGGCGTGGTACGTATCAACGGTGGGAGTAAGCCGGTGGCCACCGTAGGGTCTACTGTGAACGTCATCATTGCAGCCCCCGTGCCGATCATCGTAGACGGCAAGCCCGGTACCATCACCTCCGGTGCTGTGATGCAGGGGTTGGTGGCTAGTGGTAACCCAACGGTATTGGCGTAGCGATGCCTCTCAGCACGCCTGTTTCAGGAACTCTAGGCAACTTCAACGTGGGGTTGTCGGCGGCCGCAGCCTTTTTGGCCCCACTCAGCATCCAGATAGACGCTCTGATCTCTATAGGCCTGGGCCCCTTCATGGCCGATCTAGCAGCCAACCTGAACGCCTCTTTGGCCGCCCAGGCTACACTGTCTCTGCAGATCTCCGACCCTCTTGCCAACATCAAGATCTTCCTGGCGGCGATAGGGCAACTACAAGCGGCTCTCCAGGCCGCCCTTGCGCTACAGCTTCCTAGTATCACTCTAGGAGCCGAGCTCTCTGCGGCAGCGGCTCTGGCAGGTACCCTGTCGGTACAACTGGGGCTTATCAACGCAGCCATCAAGGCCGCTCTGGCCATCAAGATACCTGCGCTGAAAGCGCTGGCGGATCTCACCGCTGCTCTCAATGCAGGCCCTGCGTTCGCTTTCTCCTTCTCTGGGGACACCCTGGCAACAACGGGTGGGCAGATTCAGTCTCTGTTCGGCGGGGGTCTTTACGACGCTCCCAACCAAATTCTGCCGACCGAGCAGGTGGCCGGACTCGTTCTTCTTTCTAGCATCCCTTCCGTTAGCGCCTCACTTTTCGCCATAATCAGCGTATGACCATGACCGAGCCGCTCTTCTTCGAACCAGAAGTTCTCGAGGCCTTGGAGAAGACTGCCGGCGAGGTGGACCTTCCCGAGGACCCCAACCAGTGGCCGCAGGAGATCCTGCAGGAGCTGTACAAGCAGGTCCCCTACATCTCTGACTTCCAGCCCCATGTAGAGATGCAGAAGGTCGATGCCGAGCAGGGGTACGGTATTGGGCACATCGAGATCCAGAACCAGACTGAGGCGCCCAACGAGACGGACCCTCAAGCGCTCGAGGCAACGGGCGTTCGCACTGTTCGCATCCCGTTCGTGATCAAGCAGTCGAAGCTCAGCCCCTTCGATCTCCTGGTCACCGACAGCTCTAGGGTGCTGCCGTTGACGGAGAACCGGCTGCGCCAGGCCATCTTCCGCCCACAGGCCTTCGACGTTACCAGCCGCACTCCTGGCGATCAGTCGATGATCGGGCAGCTCTATCCCCCGTACCGTCAGAACTACGGGTTCGGTGGTGGTGGCATGGCGTTCAACGCCGGCGGCGGTATGGGCATCGGGAAGATGGGCTCCGCGCTCGAGGAGTACGTGGAGAAGGACGAGAAGGCTAAGGAAGCGGCTACCGTAGTACTAACAGGGGGTCCCAGTGGGATGAAGCACGAGGACTTCGCCCACCACAAGCTGCCAAACGGCGACGTCGTATCTATACACAAGGATGTTCTGTCCGACTTCTACAAGGGCGGAGACGATTTTCTCTCACAGATGAATGCGGCGAAAAAGCACTGGGGGTCCAAGGTGCTGCTTGCTACATCAGAGGATGAAGAGGCTCGTAAGGAGGCGGGTTGGTTCTCCCCCAAGCCGAAGCCCGCCGCATACAGCCACGCACCGGGGGTTGTGGAGGCTCTTACGGAGCAGTACCAGCTAGACCCCACGCATGCTGCTGATGTTGCATCGTACTCTCCGCCGGATGCTCTTGAGCACAACCTCGCGTTCGAGAGTGCTATGCAGAAGGACTATGGTGGTCCTGGTGTGGAGTGGGACGAGAAGAAGTGGGGCCGCCCGCACCCCAACATCGGTCCGGAGGAAGAGAAGAGTGCGTTCGACATTCGGAATGTCCTCGCTCCGGGTAGCGGTAAGATCCGTGAGCTCAGGCAAAAAGAGCTGGCCAGGAATGCCTATGTAGACAAGGCGATGGCCGAAAAGAAGACCGCCTCCATCCTTCAGGCCATCCTGCCGACTATCAACCGTACGGATCATGCGAACTTCTGTCTAGAGGTAGAGAAGTGCGCTGCTGACATCTACGCGAACCGAGAGACCATCTTCGACGCGGCTTTCAGGATCGTAGACGCGGAGCCTGCCCCTCTTCTGAAGGAGGCGTCCTGGGAGGGGCTCGTGCGCCCCACGGTTGTGCAGATCCAACACGTTCCGGGTGGCTACATCGTCAAGGAGGCGAGCCATCTGCTCTGGGATCCCAAGAGCGCCCTCATCAGTCGTGGTGAGGTGGTCGAGCGGTTCGGGGTGAAGATCGCTGCTGACGTCGACATGAACGGAGCGGTGACTCTGGCGGAGGATGCCACGGCCGAGGGCGGCGACACCAAGACGGACCTCCGTCCCATCTCGGACTTCGGACTCTACAAGGTGCGAGACGAGCTCGGGCGGGAGCACGTAGGCTTCGTAGTACCGAACCTCCTGGATACGGACGGGAAGCCACTGCCACTGCAGCTCTTCACCAACGGCACGGTGAGCGCAGTCCAGGCAGATATCCTGGGCGAGCCTGCCGGCGCAGGTGGAAACCTCCCCAGCGGCAAGGTGGGTGGCCATGGTGCCTTCTACACCGTGGATGCCGAGGGGAAGGTTCAGATGACCATCCCCTTCGAGCTCGGAGGCTCCTTCTCGATGCCCGGAGAGCCTGGCGTCTTCAACGGTGAGACCTTCGACGGAACTCCGGTAGAGGTCAGCCTCCAGCCAAACATCAAGACCGTGATGTCGACGCCGGATGGCCGCGTCCTGGTTCCCGAAGGCTGGTCCTGGCTGCCGCTTACTAACTCCCAGGCCGTAGGTCTCGTGGGTGGGGAGGCTGCAGTCGAGACCGAGACGCCAGAGGAGATGGAGGAGAAAGAGAGCCACGTCGTGGTCCGCTCCGACGGGCAACTCTTCTCGTTCTCCGGAGTGCCGGTCGAGAAGCTTGCTCGAGACCAGAAGCAAGATCTCGACGTAGACGACGCGATGTTCCTGCTGAGCGGCCTGGGAACCCACCAGGGTTATGGGGCTGAGAAGCTGGCGCACGCGGCCTACTCGGACGCTCCGATTAGCATCAAGACGGGTCGAGCCATCGGGCTCAAGAGCGAGCTGCAGAAGGAGGCAAGCGCAAAGGCGGAAGCCTTCTTGTCTCGGTTCCCACAGCTCAAGACTCCGCACATGCTCAAGGAGGCGGCCAACTTCCCCGACCCCTCGATCGTCGACACGGTTCTCAGCTTGGGCTTCATCAACCCCGAGAACATCCTGACGTTCGTGAGCTACCTGCCGGACATCGAGGACGCGCAGAGCAAGCTTTGTGAGCTCCTTCTTGCTGCACGTCTGGGCCTGCAGAATATCCCTCAGTCTTCTTTGGAGCGTGCGATTCGTTCTACCGAAGAGACGATCGAGGGCCTGAAGATTCTAGCGTTCCAGGGAGCGTAAATTCCTAGCTAGCGAAAGGGGCCCGAAGGCCCCTAGAGCTGACTTGCGTCAGCTCATCGCCCCAGGAGCTTGGTTACCAGGCGCTTCTCGCGCCGAGGGGACCACCGTCTCCCCAGCTGCGATCGAGCCTGCTTCTTGGCGGCCTCGAGCTTCTTACCCCTGTTGACCTCTTCCTCGGACGGGTTCATTTCTTCTCTCCTTCCTCCACAGTTGTTATGCCGTGTAGGGTCGGAATTTGTAGCTAGTGAAGGAGGGCCTTTCGGCCCTCTGGCGCCCCTTGCGGAGCGCCCGTCATCACTAGTACCCGGGGATGTAGAGCACGTTCTCCCCATCCAGGTACACGGCAGAGTAGTCTCCGCCAGGGTCGGAGAAGGTGCTCTCTTCGAGCACCAGCTTACTGCCGTCTTTCACGGCAGCTGCGACCTCCTCGACCGGCTTCAGCGGCTTCTGCCACCGAGCCATCGAACGGAACTCCTCCATATCGATCTCACGCTTCATCGGCATTGTGTTTCCCTTTCTCAAAGGCGGTAAAGTTGGGGCTCTCTTAGTTCGTCCTACGGTCAGCTGCAGGTCTGCCGTAGAGATCGCGAGCTGAGCCCCGAGCCCGCAAGTACAGTGGGGGATGGCCGATTGCTTTGTCTGGCTCCCCCAGCCAGTGTTTGACTTCACGCCGTAGCGTACGAGGCGTCGACCTACCCCGCTGCCCTCTGTGGCGGGGCCGCCTCTGCTGGGAGCTTCCCCTTGCGTTTCGCCACCCCGCAGGTGGGTACTAGTCGTCGGGCCGAAGCGTGAAAAGGCGCAGCAGTACACCTTCTCTACTACTGTTATGCCAGAACCAGACCCCCTAATTGCATTCAAAGGCCACCGAGGTCTACCTCAGTTCTGCTCACTTGATCTTGACTGAATAGGTTGTCTCGATCATTCTCGGCCTATGATTCGGAGGACTCCGTGTGAGTACTACTTGAAGTACTTGCTAGTTCATCCTGACGGCTATTCCCTGCGGGACATTCAGCTCATCCTGCGGGAGCATCAGCTCGACTACCCCGGGGACATACCAGTTCAGAAGTTGCAGAACCGTATCCGTAAGCCGCCCATTTTTCGACCCTACGACAAGAGGCACTCTCCCACCTTCCGCTTTCTCGTTAGCGAAGGGCTGTACAACATCTTCCACCCAGATGCGGCGATGAAGGCAGCGGTTGCTCTCCTGAAAAAGCCACGGGCCAAAGAGCTACTAGAGTCCATGACGATCTGTGAGGACCCCACCAGCTACGTTCTTCACCGTTTGAAGGGAATGGGAATCACCCTCACGGAGAAGGAGCTCAAGAGGTACTACTTCTACTTCTGGAATCTGGAGCTGGTGGATCGATCTGAGCTACGGGTTCTTCTGCAGATGCGCGTGGACTCCATGCTGATGGATGGGGACGATTTGATCAGCGTCATGCGCCACAAGGCTATGAAGCGGGCAGCCTACGACGACCCTAGGTTCGTAGCCGCGAGCTCCCAAGTCTCTTCATTCGCCAGCGTGATGAACCAGATTCGGCATAACCACATGCCAGACCCCATAGACCTGCCTTCTCTGCTCGCACGCGTCCGGGACACGTTCATCATTCGGTCGGCGGAGGCGGGGCTGGATCAAGGGCCCATGGCCTCTAGGCAGGCGCTGGATTTCACTACCTCGGCCAAGAACGTGAATGAGTTGCTAGAGTCTATTGGGGCCCCTAGTGAGGATCTGCAGCGCAATCTGATGAACCTGATGCTCGACAACGACCAGCGGCAGGTGCCATACATTCACGAGCTCACAGACGGGAGGCACACGGTAGATGTCCAACCAATCGCTGACCACAACGTCGAATGAACGGTCCGTCAAGGTAAGGGAGGTAGGGGAGGGCTCTAGCCAGGGGGATGTTAGGGACGCGTTCCTGGCAGATGGGGACCCGATAGCGCCCAAGCCCATGGAGTTCACAGTCAAGAACTACAAGAGCTTCAGGGCTGAGTTCAGCATGAAGGACAGGGACCTGATCGTTCACTTCTTCTTGCCCACCGGTATCTCAGAGGCTGACGCCTACAAGTACCGAGACTGGTGGCTCCACACTTTTCCGTCGGTTCTAGACAGTTGTGCGCAGGAGTACTTCGAGGCAGGACCTCCGCGTCTCATGGCCAAGTACACCGAGGAGCTTGCCTCCTGGTGGTTCAAGGCTCAGGGGTACGACCACCTGCTGGACCCGCTGGCGTATCTGGACAAGTTCCTTCTGACTTTGGACGAGGCTTGTCTGGGATAGGCGCGGGGATAACCGTGAACTCCAGACGGTTTGGATAGTATCTGAAATCCAGCGCTTTGAAGTGACAGGAGCGGAGGCACCCTTTGATCAACCGATTGATGGCGCTCTTGTACCCAGACAGTAGGGGGACCCCGATTTGAAGCGCGAAGCGGTCTCCTCCCGGCACCTGCCAGTGCCGCCACTCGCCTGTGAAGTTCTCCCCAGCGGAGTTCAGGAGGGCCCACGTCCTCTTGATCGCCTCTACTAGATCGTCGGTAGGTTCGATCATGGTTTCTGCAGCAGCATCCTTGGAACCCGAGCTACCGCTGGAAGACGACGAGTGGGACGACACTTGGTACGAGGATAAGAGATGGATGCCAGAACCTCAACTCCGAGAAGACCCGATACTTCTACGGGTCGCTCGCGAGAAGGTGCCCAAGGTGGTGGCCGTCACCCCTTCCCAGTTCGTCTCCAAGGTGTTCTACATGCCGAACGATTCGGGGGAGGGGGCTGCCTACTCCCCTTTCTCCTTCGTGGGTAGGGAGCATCTGTACCGCCCCTATGACACCCCGGCTAGGAGAGTTCTGCTGTGCTGCGGTCGACAGGTAGAGAAGAGCACGCTGATTGGAAACCTAGCGCTCTGCTACATGAGCCTGGTCCCGTCCATGCGTATCCTCTACGTTAGTCCGTCTGCTACGCAGACCAAGACTTTTTCCAACGACCGCATCAAAGAGGCCATCGAAACGAGTCCCATCCTAAAGCGGTTCACGACCCAGATGCTCAGTCAGAACATCTTGGAGAAGCAGTTCATCAACCGCAGCAAGATCACGCTCCGCTACGCGTACCTCAACGCAGACCGGACTCGAGGCATCCCAGCGTGGAAGCTACTGATCGACGAAATTCAGGACGTTCTCAAGGACAACATCCCGGTTATCGAGCACTGCCTCTCTCATGCTCATGACCGCTGGAAGGGGTACGTCTACGCAGGCACGCCGAAGAGCCTGGACAACATCATCGAAGACTACAGGGCGAATCGTTCCACTCAAGGTGAATGGGTCGTGCCCTGCGAGGGCTGCAATCACTGGAACGTCCTCGGCGAAAAGAATATCGGGAAGAAGGGACCGATCTGCGAGAAGTGCGGGAAGTTGATCAACCCTCAGGGCCCGAGGTCCCAATGGGCCTGGATGGTCCAGCCAGATCCAGATCGTATACGCGTGCCGTGGGAGAGCTACCGCATCCCCCAGTTGATGGTCCCCTGGAAAATCAAAAACTGGTATGAGGTGCTGTACGACTATGAACACCATTCTCGCAGCCGCTTCTACAATGAGTGCCTGGGGATCAGTTTCGAGTCGGGCCTACGCCCTCTGACGTCTTCTCAGATACGAGAGTGCTGCGTTACGCCCGATAAGTACAGCATGGCAAAGTTCGAGGAGTACAGACCTCGTTCTTTGGCACAACCGTTCTTTGCTGGGGTGGACTGGGGTACTGGCGACAACGCCTACACCATTCTCACCATCGCCACATACATCGACACCAAGTTTCGCGTTCTGTTCATGCACCGTTTCCAAGGTGAGGAAGCGGACCCAGAAGTGCAGATAGCGAGAATCATCGAGATCTGTCAGCACTTCAACGTTAACCTGATCGGGGCGGATCACGGGTTCGGCTTCGGTATGAACAGTCGGTTGGTGCGCGCCTTTGGCCGGGACCGCGTGCACCAGTTCCAGTACATGGCCCGGATGAACACGAAGATCCGCTACAACAACCAGCTCCAACGCTGGCAGCTCCACCGCACTGAGGTGATGAGCGCCATCTTCGATGCCATCAAAGGCAAGAAGTGTGAGTTCCCGCCCTGGGAGGAGTTTAGGGAGCCTTTCGCGCAGGACTTCTTGAACATCTACTCGGAGTACAACGAGAACCTGCGGATGCTGGTATACGACCATACGCCTGGTAACCCAGACGACAGCTTCCATTCGTTCCTCTACGCTTGGATTGTCTCCATGTTGAGGATTCAGCGTCCCGACATCCTCATCCCGGGTAAGGAGGACAAGGACGGCACCCCCATGAGTGGATGGAGGGGCCCCATTTGGCAGGGCTAGCGGGGTAGAAAGCGGAAGACGCGTTCTAGGAAGAGGTCTGCCTCTTCTGGAAACTCCTGCTTCACTCTCTTACGCCCGTATCGGTGGTGGATATACAGAGTCATGCTCTGACGCAGAACAATGTAGGCCGCGTTGAAGTAGTGATAAGCCTGTTCGTGGGGGAGGTCCATGCCCTCCACCGGCTGCGCTTCTCGGATTGCGCGCCCTAGTAGGTAGAAGGGCTCCCATGGCTTGGGGTGACTGGTATACCGCTCCACCAGGTCGAAGAACTCTTCGTGCAGCGCTAGAAATACCCCAGCCCACTTCATGACCTCCTGGGCGTCTGTAGGTGGATGCTCTGCTGCCTCCTGTACTTGAGACACCAGAGAGCGGACGGCCGTCTCATTGTAGGGAATCTTGGGAACATCTATTCCAGAGATCAGCTCTACTTGTGCCAGCCGCTGCTCGAGTGCGTAGAGCATGACCTCTACTTTGAGGGCTTTGTTGTAGGCTGTGACCAGGTCGATCTTGACTACGTTGTTTCTCGCCGTTTGGTACGCGTCCACCTCCGCCGGACGGTACAACATGGCGGCGTCTAGGGGTCTTCCCGCAGGGTGGTGCGGACGAAGCAGCCCCTTTCGCGTCAACGCTCGAACCGATGTAGGGGTAATCTCCAGGATCTCCGCTACCTCGGCAACGGTGAGCAACGCATTTCTTCCCATGACGGTGTCGTAGATATTACCCTTTTGGTGGAGCCGAAAGGACCTTCAATGAGCAACGAACTGCCCTCCCAGCTTCTGCTGCAGCAACACGCGGCCCGCCCGGTCTCCGGCGAGGAGCTGGAGACGATGGGCAAGCAGGCAGCAATGTGCTTCCACTCGGGGGACTATTCGTCTCTCAACCAGGCGGTAGTAGAGACCGTGAAGCACGCTGGTCTCAGCCCGGAACAAGTACGAAGAGTCGTGGAGTTCACGAACACCCACGCGTTCCTCAGCGAGTTCAACAAGACGGCTGAGCCGCATAAGTACGTCTTCTTCAAGGAGGGGCTAGCGAGCCCTTCAGAGGTCCTGAAGGATCTGAACGACGGGGGCGGGGGTACGGTTTTTGACCGGGGGCTGGGAGACTACGCGCAGCCGCCGGCAGCCATCAAGACCGCACACATCCGGTTGGCAGAACGGAACATGGGGGCCCTGGAGAAGGTGGCCTCCATCAGCCGCCCAGTGAGCGGGCCTGACATTTTCGAGGAGGCCTTCAAAGCGGCCGCTTCCGACTACCCCTACGAGAACCCACTGGCAGACATCGAGGATGCGCAGCAGAAGCTTGCGACGGCGCGAGATGCAGCCACCTCCGAGCTCAGCGAGCTAGAGGTTCTGTTCGGAGACATCCAGGACTCCTTGTACCAGCAGGTCAAGCAGGCCGCCGCCGCCGGCGTGCCACTCGGCCACATCGTCCAGGCCTGGGCGCAGGTTTTGGAACCCGAGAAGGAGCATGTGAAGCTCGCCTTCGCCGTCCTCGGCAACCGTCTGGTCGAGGAGGGGGTGTTCGAAGGCTTCGAGTCCTTGGGCGCCAGCCTCGAGAAGACTGCGAGCGCGCGGCTACTGACGAACTCGGAGCACCCCATCGTCAAAACCTTCGCGGGTTTCTGTGAGACCCTGAACAAAATGGCGCACATCCGTGCTGCCCGTGACGAGATCCTCGAAATGGAAGAGAAGGTTGGCGCCTTCCTTCGTTTGGCAGACCAGCAGCTGGAGGCGTGATGAGCAACCCGTTGGACGACTACTTTCTACACAAGGAAGCGGCGGGGTTCTGGACGGGTTTCTTCGGGCACTCCGAAGCCTTGGGGCATGACCTCCGCAGTGCCGCCATCGGTGCGGGCGTCTCTCTTGCTGCAGCTGCAGCTGTACCCGCAGCGCAGAAGCTCTATGGGGCCATCAGTAAGAGGCATGAGTTCAACAACATGATGCAGCACAATCCGCAGCTGCAGTCGTACCAGAAGGCGGATGGGCCCCGGTTCAACCAGACCTACTCTTCTCTTCGTCGGTTGAACCCAGCTTTCGGCAAGGACCCTTTGGTAGCGGGCGGGCTGATGACCCGGATGATGGACGAGCCGGAAGCCACCTCGAACATTCTGATGGAGATCTCGAAGGCCTACCGCACACCCCAAATGGGACCGATGCAGCAGGCTGTGCTCTCAGGTGCGCAGAAGCCGGGCTTCATCAAGCCGGACTACTAGGCCGAAGAATCCCTGATGCTCAAGGTCAGCACTTTCTCTGCCAGGAACGAGCTTGGCTACACAGCTGTTCCTCTCTTCGGGAAGGCAGACCAGGAGTTCGAGAAGACCGCATCGGCGTACCTTCTACCTCCTGTCCTGTCCTACATCGAGGGGCTGCGCCCGAGAAAGAGCTCTCAGTACGTTTTGGTCAATGCTCTGGGGGCCGGGGAGTACTTCGGCTCCAACATCAACGGCGACCACTTTCCAGAGGCGGCCCTCATCCACGCTCCGCCGGGGGCGACGGGGAACCCCCTAGTCGACCGGGCGCTAGCAAAGCAGGCCCAGTACGGCTACCTCACGTTCTACAACGCGCATCCGTTCGCCCACCACAGAAACAAGGACCCCAGCAGGGCGTATGGGGAGGTAGAGCTTTCTCTCTGGAACGATACGATGAAGCGGGTCGAGCTCGTCGTTCGTATCGACTACGAGAAGTGCCAGCAGTTTGGCGGCACTGCAGTCTGGGACAAGCTAAAGGCCGGTCAATTCCCTGATGTATCGATGGGCTCCAAAGTCCCCTATGACACGAGCTCCATCACGTTGGACTGGAAGAAGTACCGGGAAGCGCAGGCTACATTCGACCCCAAGAAGGACCGGCACCCAGGTGTGGCGGTCCTCGAGTACCACAAGAGACTCAAGGCCAAGGACGGCGTGGGGGTTCGAGGAGTAAGCATCACCCGTGATGACTACGACGAGTGGTGCACCAAGCACATGAACAAGATCCTGCCGGACGGCAGGAAGGTGTTCGTCTACAACGACTACCCTCGCTTCTTCGACATCTCTTTCGTGTTCATTGGTGCAGACCGAACGGCCAAGACCCTGGTCTACATTGCGAGGGAAAACCAACCTTCGGAGCCCAGCGCTAAGGTGGCCCACGTTCTTGGGTACCGGGAAGTAGAAGAACTAGTCCTACTGAAGACTGCGCAGGTAGAGGACGAATGGACCGTGGCGCTCACCAAAGGTGCCGAGGAGAAGAAGGGTGAGATCGAGAAAGAAGTTGTTCCCGATCAGCTCGCTGCGAAGGCTGTCCCTCTCCTCACAAAGAACGAGCCTCCTCTGCCCCCAGAGATTCAGGATCTGCTAGCTGCCCTACCGCAGGATGAGGCGCTGAGCAGTACAGCTGGGATGGGTATTGTTCTTCGCCCTTCTGAGTTTCAGCGCATCACGCTGATTCGCATGGGCTGCCGACCCCTGGCTGACCAGCTCGAGCGGCACAATGTGGTGTTTCCTCAAACCGCTCCAGACAGCGGGGATTTGGGCCTAGACCCCAGTAAGTTCCTCCCCAGTATCGGCCGCTTGCTCGCGCCCTTCATGGGTCTGAGGTCTGCACTAGGTCCGTTCATAGAAAAGCGGGTGACGATTCTTTCTTCTAGTCCAAAGAAAGAAGTAGGGCCCCCTTCTTCCCATCCCTCAGAACTACTCCGTAAGATTGGATCGGCTTACGGAGCATATCGAGCTCAACTCATGGACGTCGTCGCTAACTCTCAAGACCTCATCGAAAAGGCAGCAATGCCAAGAGATGAAGAATTGCTGAAGGTAGCAGCGGCGTCTGCACAAGAAGCATTCACCCCGTTGTCCTACTGCTACTTGCGTGACGCTTTCCTCAATGAGGCGCCGATTGCACATTCTGCAGGGACAGTGGTAGAAACGTCATGAGGCAAAAGCCAGCGTGGAGAGGGGTCTCCCCTCGAGGAAACGTGGACACCAGAACTCACCACACATCTTCGGAGAAGAACCAGCCATGAGCATGAATCCCCACCTCGCTGCGATGTACAACACTCTCGGGTACGGCCAGGCCGTCCAAGAGGAGCAGATGAAGATCGCCAGCCTCGAGCTCTTCGCCAAGACGGCGGCGGCCGAGGGCATCGATCTCTCCCAGCTCAACCCGGAGCAGCAGAACTACCTCTACAGCCAGTTCATCTCCAAGCTCGCCGAGGACGAAGAGGGAGAGACCCCCGAGCACGAGAAGGCGGAGTCCAAGGAGAAGGAGGAGGGCGAAGAGGAAGAGGGCAAGGAAGAAGAGAAGAAGGAAGCCGCGGCGCGTCGCGAGGTCGCGCAGATGCACGAATGGCAGCAGAAGGTTGCCGAAGCCGACTTCCTCGGCCGCACCATGGCGCATGCGTTCTGGAACGAGTCCGGCGAGATCGAGAAGAAGGCCGAAGAGGAGGCCTCCCTCAAGGACCGCCTGAAGGCCAAGGGCATGGCTGCCGCCCACGCTGCAAACCCCAAGAACGTGATGAGCGGATTGAAGGCCAAGTTCCAGAAGAAGGAGTCGGAGGGCGAGAAGGAAGCCAGCGCCTTCGACCAGGTAGCGGCAGAACACGCGGTGAAGATCGCTCAGGCCTCCGGCATCAACGTCGAGGAAGCGGTCCAGAAGATCAGCGCGGTGCTCGTGCTGGGTGGCCCCAGCCGTGAGCAGACCAAGGTTGCGCAGGTCGCAGGTGACTACGACGCTGCCGTGAACGTTCGTGGTCTCGAGTTCCTCGAGGCTGCTGGGTACCCGGTCGACTGGAATCAGGTCTTCAGCTGATCTGAGTGGAGAGACGTGGAGAGATGGTTCACCAAGGCAGGAGCATCGATGGGATCGGGTCTTCCGGACCCGTCGACCGCTCCTGCTGCCACGGCTCCCATCCCTCAGACGGCATTCGAGAACAAGCCACCCCCGGGCCAACGGGGCCCGAAGGGTCTGGCTGGACGACAGACATTTTCCCGAGTGAACACGGGAACACCCCCGACGCCGGATGCAGGTCAGTCGCAGCAGAAATCGATGGCACCTCTCGGCACGGAGTTTCTTCCTAAGACGGCCCAACTGGAGACCTTCATGACGACCACGGCTATGCCCCGACCCACCCTGCACGACTTCATCAAGACCGCGATGGAGGCGAGTGCGGCGAAGGTCGACCTCAGCCTCGAAAGTGCCCGACAGGTTGCCGAGACCGGCGCCGTACTGCCGGGTACGACCAAGACTGCGTCTGCCCAGCAGCAGTACGAGATCCCCACCGAGTACATCGACAAGCTGGCAAGCGCACTGGACTACGTTGCGCGCTCACTCAACCCCAAGATCGCCGAGGAAACGACGGATATGGGGCCGGGGCAGGGTCCGAACGCCCTCGAGACCAACAAGGGCAAGCTGCCCACCGAGGACAACATCGACGCCAACCAGACGGGTGAGGCTCACCACAAGCCCCCGATGGCGCCGGCGACTCAGAAGCTTCCTGGGCAGAAGGGCGACCCAGGTGGTTCCATGGAGACCAACATCTCGATGATGCACGGGGAGCAGCCCGTGGAGCCCATTTCCAACGAGAAGACCTCGTCGGCCTACGTGAACAACCTGATCAGCATGGGTCTGGTCAAGGTGGCGCAGGCGCGTAACGGTCAACTCTATCTCGAGCCGGCCAACGAGCTCGTGAAGCAGGCCTTTGGCGCTTCCGATCTTGGCTCCTACGTTGGCTCTACCACTGGCGGCGGTGCCTATGGTGGCGCTGCTGGTGCGGTCAAGGGTGGTCTTGCTGGTGGCGTGGGTGGCGGCGCACTGGGCAGTTTGGTCGGAGCAGGTATCGGTGGTCTGACCGGTGGCCTTCCTGGGGCCGCCATTGGTGCGGGGCTCGCCGGTATGGCAGGTGCAGGAGTAGGTAGCGCCGGTGGCGCCCTAGCTGGAGGCACGGCCGGTGCGGCGAAGGGAGCCTACTCTGGGTTCCAGCGCGCTCGAGCCGGCGGGCAGGCAAGGGCGGCGCAGGAGCCCAAGACTGCGTCGGTCAGGAAGCTTGCGGACTTCATCGGCCCACCGCCAGACGCGGTCTACGAAGCGGCCGGCATGGCACCTCCATCGGGCGGAGCCTTCTTCCGTGGTGCGCCGGGTCAGCGTCCTCCGGCTCTGCCGAAGATGCCGGCCAGCGATCTTGCGCAGACGTTGATGTCAGAGACGGGCCCAGCCACGGTTCCCTACCTGGCGCCCCCCAACATGGCGGAGTTCGGTGTCGGTCGAGGAGCCCCCAAGCTCGAGTCCGTCGGCGCCACTCTCCAGGGACTGGGTGCTGCCCCGGCGGCCGCAGCTGCAGAGCATGCGGCACCGGCAGAAGTGGCAGCAGCCAAGGGACTGCTCAGTCACCTTCCGAAGTCCACTCTCGGTCGCGTAGGCCTCGGAGCGGGGGCGGCGGCTGGTTTGGCCGGTCTAGGTTACGGTGCCTATCGAGGCGCCAAGGCCTTGATGGGCAGGGGCGAGGGCGGCGAAGAGGCACCCCCCGAGGATATGGAAGCTGCCAAGGCCGCCTCGGCGCGACTGTCGGCCCGCAACCTCATGGTGCTCGGTCTCTACAAGCAGGCCGAGGACGCCATCAACCCTGCTCAGATCAGCGCCGGCAAGGCTGACGCCGTAGGCCCCCAGGCTCCTTCCGGTGCAGCGCCGGCGGGACAAGAGGTCCCAAGCGAGCCGAGTGACGTCAGCGCACAGAAGCGGAGGATGCTGAGCTCCAACGAGTCGGCCATCAACTACACCAAGCGTGACGCCAAGTCGGACCCCAAGTCGGACCTTGGTGATGTTCTGACCGAGCCGGCTCAGACGAGCGGCACCGACAAGGTTCTCGATGAGACTGTGGAGCACACGGACTCTGCCGGTGCCAAGATCTCGTCCATCACTCGGGTAGCGGCAGCTCGCGCCATCCTCTCCAAGCTCGCCGAAGAAATGGGCGGGAAGGACAAGAAGGAGAAGCGCTCTCAGGGTCTGGCTACCACGCCCTCGCAGGCCAGTGGTTTCAATGCCGCCGGCGGCGGCGCCGGTGGGATGTAATCGGAGGACGGAATGGCGAAGCTGGACATGAACAAGATCGCACAGCTAGCTGCCGACAGTGCAGCGACTCTGAAGAAGATCGCGCACGAGCGGGACACCTATCGAGAGAAGGTGGCCAGCCTCCAGGAGCAGAACACTGCACTGCTCCGCCGCATGGAAGCGGAGAAGGTGGCAGCAGAAATGCACTCCAAGGGTGTCCGTACGGAGGTTCCGTTCGATACCCTGTCCGAGTACCTCGAGAAGGAAGCTGCGGCCGGAAGGCTGGAGCAGATCAAGCTGGCCCTCGACATGACGGGGCCGGACATGATGAAGGGCGCCTTCATCAGCGAGGACGATGGGTCAGCTGGAGGCGACGCTTCCAGTGAGTTCGCGCGGTTCATCAACGGAAGTGTCGGCTAATCCCGGCAAACAAGAAACGGTAGAAGGAGAGTAATCACATGGCAGCCCCCGAGGTAGAGAACTTTCGGCCGGTCGCTGATGTCCTGCCGCTCGAGCGCCGGGATTATCCAGTGGCAGACAAGACCCTCACCAACCCCAACAACCCGGTGGTGTTGGTGGACGGCGAGTGGATGACGCTGGATTCTAGCGAGAAGCTCATTCGCGCCGCAGATGTAGCGTCCCCTGGCGACGCTGCCGGTGCGGCCTTGTGCTGGCCTCTGTGGGCCGAGCGCGGTCGCTTCGACATTCAGGCGATGGCGGATCGTAAGACCCCCATCCTCTGGATGGGCGCCTGGGAGTTCGAGTCTCTCATCTTCGACCCCGCAGCCGTCGTAGGCTCAGGTGCGGCCATCACGACCTTGATGCAGGGCGTGAAGGTAGCAACCGTCACGATCGGTGCGCGCAACTTCGTTGGACTCGTGGGTCACGGCGGTAGCGGTGACAGCGACCGCGTTGTGGGCTACGTAACTCGGCTTCACACTGTCAACGGCGGATTCCTCCGCCTTCGTGGTGGCTTCGGCTTCTGATAACGAAGCGCGACGTCGTACACTGAGACTTCAAAGGCCGCACAGGAAAGGCAGAAGGAGAACAACATGGCATCGGGCGCTCGTTTCAACGCGCTGTTCAATACTCGGCTCAGCGAGCCGGGAGGCAAGGAGAAGCTGGCGCAGCTCGGCGGGTCTTACATCCGCGACAAGCTGCGTGAGGTCAGCTTCGTGCGGAAGATCCTTCCGCCGGAGCAGGTCACGCGCACCGACTGCCAGCGGTCGACCAGGCACGACACTCTCGTGAAGATCGTGGACGTGGAGCCGAAGAGTCGGGCCATGGCCATCTCTTTCCGAGGTAAGCCCACGGCACGTTTCATCCGTGGTCCTCGTGCGGAGGTCGGCTTCTTCACCATCTCTTCGGAGATCTTCCAGAAGCCGGAGCAGGAGCTCCTGGCCTACGAAATGCCCATCACCAAGATCATCGAAGAGAACTCGGTGAAGGACATTCAGGAGATCGAGGACCGAGAGTTCGTGATCCACATCGAAGCGGCCTGCCAGGCTCTCCAGCAGGAAGCCAATGGTGGTGTTGTCACGAACCTCAACTGGACCAGCGTCGATGCGGGTACCGCCGTAGAGTTCTCCATCCGCAAGGGTGAGCTCGCCCGTACCGCCGGTGCAGACGATGCCACGGTGCGTCCTCTGCAGCGTGTCGACATCAAGGAGGGCTTCAAGCTGCTCGACCGGAACCGCCTGCGTGCGGAGCGCTTCCTCATCACCGAGCCGGACTGGGATGACATCCTGGGCTGGACCGTGGAGGACAATGGCGACCGCATCCAGTCGGAGACCACGGTCGACGGCTACAAGTACAACACCTTGCTCGGCCGTCCGTACATCCGCACGGTCAAGACGGACATCCTCCGTCCGGGCAACATCTACTTCTTCACGTCGCCGGAGTTCTTCGGGAAGTTCTACATCCTGAACCAAACGAAGTTCTACATCGACAAGGTCGCCAACATGATCACCTTCCAGGCCTGGGAGGACATCGGCATGGCGGTCATCAACATCGCATCGGTCCGAAAGATCGAGCTCTACAGCGGTGACGCATCGGCCAACGATGCGGACGCCCTGCTGTCGAACTTCATCCCGGTGGCCGAGGCTTCGCTCGGTGCGGTCAACAACCGGGTCGACCAGGGGCTCAAGTTCCCGCAGGTGGTTGCCAACTAGCAACTACCCGTCTTCAGGTGGCGGCCCGGAGAGGGCACCGGCGCCGGTCGTCGGTGCCCTTTCTCCGTTCTAGGGTCCTCGCTATCCTGGGAAGGAAAAGGAGAAAGATGGCTGAAACGTACTACCTGCACAACACGACCCGGTCGCCGGCTACGGCTGGCCAGAGGCGGCAGCTCACTGCCGATCAGAGGAGTCGAAAAAACCTCACTATCGGTGGAGGTGCCGTCTCGATTCGTCGGGGTCGCCCCTCTCCGGTCTCTGAGGCACTCGTCCGCCGCCATGCTGGGGAGATTGCTCAGCTGGTTTCGAATGGGCTGCTCCGTGTGACGGATGGACGGCAGAGAGAGGTCGATGTGTCGACCATGAAAGTGGCCAACAGGCCCATCCCTTCGGCAGAGCTCAGGCCCGAGGTTTCGGCAGCGGCAGCACCGCCGCCTGCTTCCCCTCCTCCTACTCCCATTCCCCCCACCCAAGCAGCTCCGGTAGTGGCAGAGCCAGAGCCAGAGCCGGAGCCCGAAGTGGTGGCAACAGAAGAAGCTCCTGTAGAGGAGCCGGCGCCCGAAGAAGAAGAGTCGAAGGAAGAGACCTTGGGCGAGTCGATGCCCACGTCCAAAAAGAAGCGCCGGCGCTAGGTCGTGAGACATGGCGGAGCTACAAGGAGTCCAGCTGCCTAGTCAGACGATGGTCGCCTTCGTGCAGACCGTCAGGCAGTATCTGCGGGACCACCCACAGCTCAACCGTCTGGTAGAAGGGGAGGAGACCAGTGACCGCATCATTCAGTGGGCGGTCCTCGATGCCGTAGAGGACTTCAACGGCACTCCTCCCTTTACGGCCCACAGCTTGGAGGACCTGCTCAGTAAGCGGCAGGCCTCCCTCCTGCTTCGAATGACTGTGGTCAACGTCTTGGAGAGTGTGGGGCTTCTTCAGACGAGAAATCATCTCAATTACTCAAACGGCGGCGTGAACGTGGGGGTCAACGATAAGACCCCGATGATCATGCAGTGGCTCCAGTACTTCAAGGGCTTCACCGACCAACGGAAGCAGCAAGTGAAGGTCGCGATGAACATTGAGAGTATCCTAGGGCCGCATAACCCAGGCATCCACTCAGAGCTATGGGCGATCAACGCCAGTTACCTCAGCTACTAGGAAGTCGTCATGCCCATTCGTGTCCACCGTTACGAGAACGCTATCGATGTCGAGCACTTTTTGAACGGCGGCATTACCGGGGGGCGAGAGATCGTCAGTAGCGCACCAGTCCTCGGGCTGCACGGCAAGACGCTAGTCTTCAACGCTCCGGCTGGAACTGTGACCTTCTCAGACCCTGCGGGTGTTGGCCTCTCTGCTGCCCAGATCAAGTCGAAGATCGAGGGCACTATTGCCACCCTCAAGGTAACGTGGGTGCACAGAAGGATCCGAATCATCCTCGCCGCCATGACTAGCAAGGTGGACCTGGATGCTACGGGCACCGCCAACGAGATCTTTGGCTTCAGCAGCACTTCCGATACTGCGGGTACGGTATACGCCGGTCCTAGTGGGTCAGCCCCTAAGATCATCGCGACTGAAGCCAATCCCAATGCAGATGGCTGGGCCATCTTCGTGGAGCTGCCATGACCAAGCGTGCATTCGAAGAAGCGGTCGAGAAGTGTGGAAGTGTCCCCATTGCGGATGCCGCTGCGTTCTTCATCTCGGTCAAGAAGTTCTCTTCGACTCCTGGGATGGACAAGACGGCAGGATGGCAGGACCCGCCGGACGACACGGGCCTTCTCGAGGGGCAGTTCGAGGTTCCTCTCGAGCACGCTGTAGCCCTCATGGGACGCTGCGCTACGCAGTTGATGCGGCTGCTCAACGCCAGCCTCATCTATTCGAACAGCGTTCGTGGCCCCTTCGCCAAAGAGGTTCGCTGCGTTCTGGAGTCTGGACAGTGGGACCACAGGGGCACCCTCGAGTTCTTGATCCAACGGATGTCTATCCTGGCAGGAGCTCCGCACCTGGCAGACCCCGAGTCCCCTCCGCCTAGCACTCAGCCCGTCGAGATCGCCAAGAGGATGATCCGGGCAGAGCAGGAGATGGTCCACACCCTTCACGAGCTCAAGCTGGTCCTGGGGGAGAACCCCATGAAGAAGCAGGTCATGTGCTGCATGGCTGACTGCCAGAAGCACATCGACGAACTCTGGCGGGCTTGTCCTGCCGAATTGATGGGCGAGAAAGTGATGGCACCGGGAAAGCCCATGCACCTGCTTCGTCATGAGCAGGCGGAGACTCCTGAGCAAGAGGCGCTCGAGAGCCCGGAGTTCGAGGCCGCCGAGCAGGTTGCGGGCGTCGAGCCCCCAGAGCACTCGGTCACTGCCATGGCCAAGACGGCTGCAGGCAGCATGCCTCTCGGTCTGATGGTGGGTGCTCCCTCCAAGGCCATGGACATCGCTTACGAGCAGGGCCTTGAACCCGGTCTCGCCAGTACGATTGGCGGTACTCTCGGCAGCATGGCCGGCTTCCGTAAGGGTGCCGACTATGACCGTGGGATGGAGGGTGCCGTACGTGGCGCTCTTGGAGGGGGACTGGGAGCTCATGGTGGGGCGACCATTGGAGGCATCTCTGGTGGTGTCGGCGGTGCCCTTCTTGGCGCCGGTGGGGCAGCCCTTCTCGGTGCAAACCCCCTCTATGGGGCTCTGATCGGTGGCGGCGCCGGCGCCGTAGGGGGCGGCCTCTACGGAGGGGTCAAGGGAGGGATGAGCGGGTACGACTACATGACCCGTGGTGTCGGCCAGCCCAAGACTGCTGCAGTCAAGGTGGCTGTGACCGCGCTCATTTCATTGAAGGGGCGGGGCGCCGGACGCAGAAAGGCGGAGCGCGCATACCTTGGGGGGCCTATGAGCTACGAGGATTTCGAAGCCGCAAGAAACACTGCTGGTAGGAAAGCCTTGATTGGTACCGGGGTGGGGTGGCGTGGAGGCGCACTTCTGGGAGCGCTGGGGGGCACTGCTGTTGGTTCGGCTCTTGGGGTTCCTGGAATCGGAGGAGCCCTTGGCGGGCTAACTGGCGCAGCTTTGGGTGGGTACGGCGGCTACAGACTGGCCACTCGTGACCTCGACAAGGCCATAGCAGAGCGCGAGGCCGAGAAGATGGAGCCCAAGGCTGCTGCGGCCAAGCCACCTATGACGGCAGATGAGATCAACGAAGCTGTGGCTGACCAGGCTACCAAGGGGCGCCTGTCGGCTATTCAAGGGGCCGCTCGAGCAGAGAACCTAGCCCGACACCAGCGTGGTGAGCGGCTGGGGGATGTCATGGGTCGAGCCGTGGGAACCGCCGGCGGCGCTGCCTTGGGGCACCTCTACGGCAAGGGGCCCATCGGAACGGTCGGTGGCGCTGCTCTCGGGTACCTCCTAGGGGGCAAAGCAGGTCGTGAGCTCGGAACGGAAGCGGACATCTACCGAAAGAAGAGCGCCTCGGTGGCGCTCTCCAAGCTCGCTTCGCGCATGGCCTCGAGGGTCAAGCTCGCTCAAGAGCCCATGGAGGCGGAAGCTCCGATGGCTACGCCTACGGATCGCCCTGAGCTCCAGGCCCCCAACTACCTGATGGCCGAGCAGATGGGGCAGCAGGCGCAGCATGCCAACGAGATCCAGTTCTTCAAGCAGAGGGCTCAGTCGGCAATGCAGCAGGCCCAGCAAGCCATGCAGACGAGCCAGCAACAAATGGAGCAGACCCAGCAGCAGCTGATGGAGCTCCAGCAGCAGGCCGACCAGGCCCAGCAGAAAATAGAGTCTGCGACGGGGGAGGCCCTACAAGCTCGCGACGAGGCACTGAAGCAGACTCAGCTGGCTGCGAACATGCGAATGGGGATGCAGAAGCTTCGTCAGCAGATGATCGAGCTCTCGAGCCAGGATCCCGTGGCTGTAGCGGCTCAGGAGCTCGAGCAAGTGACCAACCAGAGCCGTGAGCAGGCTGCTCAGCAAGCGGCGGCGGAGGGCCAAGCAGCGGCTCAGGCGGCAGCTCCGGATGCGGGGATGATGCCAGGACCTGGCGCCGAGGGGCCTGCGGGGCAGGCGCCACCCCCGAATACGCCTCCGGGAGCAGCTCCTGGCGCCGGCTCTCCTGACATGAACGCTAACGCGGGAGGGCCTCCAGGCCCCGGTGGAGCCGCAGGCAATGAGCCGGCAGCCACCAGCCAGATGGCCACCAAGCAGTCGTCCGTGAAGCTGGCAGGGCCCTGGGGTGCTGCCGCAGGGACCCTCGTGGGTGGAGCCAAGGGGCTCTACGACTCGGCAGTCATGTCCAACGCCAACCCCGGGGAGCTCCGAGACCGCATCCAGGTTCTAGAGCAGACCCAGGATGGGAGCTATGGGCACGCGGCCGAGCTTGCAAAGGCGCGGAAGCAGTTCGCTGAGGTCTCCCTTCAGCAGTCCCAACCTATGGGCCATGGGCTGCGCGCCACCGCTAAGGGGGCCGTCCTTGGTGCGCTGCAGGGGCACGCCCTAGAAACAGCAGCTGGTCGAGGACAGGCCTGGGCACAAGGCCTCAGGCCGGCTTGGGACCGCTATCAGCAGGAGAGAAAAGGGTAGAACCATGCTCGACGCATTCGCCGCAATTCTGGTGCAGAACGACAACAAGGCTACTCTCGAGGATGAGCTCACCGAGCAGTTCAAGAAGCTGGGGTCGGTAGAAGAGATCACGAAGGTGGCCTCCGAGATCGCCACCATCAAGAACGCGTACTGCGGACCCGAGGACTACAAGTGGCTCAAGCAGTACGAGGGAACGCCCTTGTACGAGAAAGCCATGCAGCTCGAGGAGGAGCAGCTCAACGTCGAGGCGGCTCGCATCAAGAGTCGGATGGAGAAGAAGGAAGACGACTTCTGGGCTCAGGAGGACATGATCCGCCTGAAGAAGAAGATGCTCGACCTCGACCTCGCTAAGTCCAACCTCGGTAAGCCCGACGATGACGACGACGACGAGCACGAGGAGACCCCAGAGCCTGAGATGACTCCGAAGGCTGCAGGGCTCTTTTATAGTAAAGAGGACTGGGAGAGAGAGCGAGAGAGGTCGCGGGAGAGGTCGGAGCGGCGAAAAGCCGAAGAGGAGCAGCGAAAAGCCGAAGAGAAGCAGCGAAAAGCCGAAGAGAAGCAGAAGTGGATGGATGCCTCTCCTCTGCCTGCGTACGGCCTGTCGGCGCTGAAAGGCGTAACGGCTGGTGCGCCAGGCGGAGCACTGGGTGGGTATCTTCTCGGGGGCGGGAAAGGTGCCTTGATTGGTGGTGGTGTTGGAGCCGGATTAGGGGCAGCTACCAACGCGCTGACGCTGGCTCTAGAGCGGTCTGCGCATCAGAAGAAGACACAGAGAGAGGCGGCTTCTGCCGATAACTCCGCGCCACCAAAGACCGCCTCTGTCGACTACGTAGATCTGGCAGGGCGTTCGCTAGCTCACGCGTTGTACAAGCATGCGGCGGACGCAGCAGACCTTCAGAAGACCGCTGCTGACCTGACCCCTGCTCAGCGGGACAAAGTCAAGAGCAAGAACTTCGCAGTCCACCCGAAGGGCGAGGAGCCGAAGTACCCGATCCCCGATGCGGCGCATGCCCGTAACGCCCTCGTACGCGTTCGGCAGTTCGGATCTCCTTCGGAGAAGGCCTCGGTCTACAAGGCCGTGACCAAGAAGTACCCAGCTCTCGCCACGCGTTCCGACGTCATCCCGGAGAAGACCCAGAGGAAGGCCGAGAAGAGGCTGGGTTTGGGCAAGGGGCAGGAGAGCCAGAAGGAGGAGAAGCCCGTTCAGAAGCTGGCCTGGTTCGGCTCTTCCCTCGGTAGCGCTATGCGCCGTGGAGCAAGCCGCGTCACCTCCGGCGCGCATCTCCCTGGTGGTGGGGGCGGTGGCGGAGGAGCCAAGCTCCTTGGCGGGTTCATGCACGAAGGGCAGGCTGTTCCTGGAGTTCCCGAGCACATCCTGCGAGCCACTGGGCATCTAGGGCGAGACGCCGCACAAGTTGCCCAGCATGCCCCCGTGGGCGCCGGCGAGCTCGAGGCAGCAGGTAAGGCTATGCGTGGAGGTACCTTACGCGGGGCCCTCGAGGGTATGGCAGGAAAGGTCCGAGGCATGTTTGGCGGTGGAGCCCCGGCCCCCTCCTTCGAACGTGCAGTCACGGCAGCCGCTCGCTTCAACGAGCTCACGGTTCCGGTCAAGTACGCCAGCGCTGTGAGGGTAGGAATCCGCCCTTTTGACGTGGAGCTGGACAAGGAGGCCTTTCTCGCCGCAGCGGGCAGGTTCGTAGCCAGCAAGGTCCTCCCCAACGTAGCCGGTCCTGCCGTAAGCAACGTGCTCGGCAAGGCCACCAAGTTTGCGGACATCACCCAGATACCGCGAACGTTGATCGGTAAGGGCGTACAGGCTGCCGGCAGCACGATTGGCGGCGGGGTTGGCAAGGCAATCGGCGGAGTAGGAAAGTTCATAGAGCCGTCATGAGCATGCTCGAGATTCGGAACATCCGGGTCCGATCTCTTTCTGTCGACTTCAACGAGATCACCTGGGAGGTAGCGAACACAACAGAGGATGTGTTCGACTACACATTCCAGATCCTGCGGTCAGAAGCAGCGGCTGGCCCCTTCGAGCCCCTGTCTTCCGAGATGGACGACCAGTACATCTTCGTGGACAACACCCTGAAGAACGCCAACATCTACCGGCAGTTTCACTACCTCGTCCGTCTGAAGAAGAAGTCCTCCGGAGCCATCAAAGACTTCGG